AAATCATTTGTTGCTGGTCGAACTTCATTCTCTGGAACATTAGAAATGCAATTTGACGAAACAGATAGCCCACAAACAAGTTTAGTAGCTGGTGCTTCACTCGCTTTTATTTTATTACCAGAGGGTAATGCAAGTGGCGATAGAAGTTTTACAGGAACAGGAATTGTTACAGGAATGTCAGTTAATAACTCAATGGACGCAATCATTTCAAGAACTGTGACTTTTCAAGGAACTGGTGCATTAACAATAGGAACTGTATAATCCTAATTTATGTCAGTTATTGATAGAGTAAAGACTCATTTCGAAACTCTTAAAACTATCACTATTGAAGTTGATGAGTGGAAAGATGAGCATGGTAATTCTAGTATATTTTATTCAGAGCCATTGACCCTTGAAGAAAAAAACACAATATTTAAAAAGTCTAATAACTTTCAAGACTTAACTGTTCTTGTTGATTTGCTTATAATGAAACTCCAAGTCAAAAATGATAAAGGAGAATTAGTAAAAGCATTTAACCCAGAAGATAAATTTGCATTAAGAAAGAAAGCTGATTCTAATATTATTGGAACAATAGCCAATAAAATACTTTTAGATACATCATTTGAGGAAGCCGAAAAAAAGTAAATAGCGACCCTGAAATAAGGTCGCTTTTAGTAATTGCAGATAGACTCCACATCACTATTCAAGAAGTTCTTGATATGCCACTTGAACATTATAATCTTTGGTTAGCTTACTTGAAAAAAGAACAAGATCAGTATAAAACAGAACGATCATTAGCAGAAGCAAAGAAATTTAAAATATAATGGCACAAAATTTAAAGATAAACATACTAGCACAAGATAAAACCAAACAAGCCTTTAATGGTATTAAAGGAAGATTAGCTGGGTTAAAAAATGCAGTATTTTCTTTAAAGGGTGCTTTCTTAACACTTGGTGCTGGACTTGCTGTTAAATCATTTGTTTCAACAGGAAGAAGTGTTGAAGATTTACAAGTAAGATTAAAACAATTATTTGGAAGTACACAAGAGGGTGCTAAAGCATTTGAAGTAATGGCAGACTTTGCATCTAAAGTTCCTTTTTCATTAGAGCAAATTCAAGAAGCATCAGGAAATCTAGCTGTTGTTGCTGGAGATTCAGAAAGACTTGCAAAAATTTTAGAAATAACTGGTAATGTTGCAGCAGTTACAGGAATAGATTTTAGAACTGCTGGAGAGCAAATACAAAGATCATTTGCTGGTGGTATTAGTGCAGCAGATATTTTTAGAGAAAAAGGTGTTAGAGATATGCTAGGTTTTAAAGCTGGTGCAACTGTAACAGCAGAAGAAACAGTAGCAGCATTTCAAAAAGTTTTTGGCAAAGGTGGTAAATTTGGTAATGCAACAGATGAACTTGCTACAACATTTACTGGTACTCTATCAATGCTTGGAGATAAGCTATTTAATTTTAAAAGAGGAGTAGCTGGTGCTGGTTTTTTTGATGAACTTAAAAAAGAATTTAAAAGTTTAAATCAATTTATAGAAGAAAATGCAGAAGCATTTGAAACAATAGGTAGAGCAATAAGTAAAGTTTTAGTATTTGCTGTAAAAGCATTAGCTGGTGCAATAAGAGCAGTTGGTAACGCAACTAATTTTATTAAAAGACAAATAGAAGATATACAAAGATTATTAGGATTTGATGTTCCTTTTGTTGTTGAAATAGAAAAAGGTAAAAAAGTTATTAAAGAAGTAAATTTTGATTTAGTTAAACAAAAAACATTATTTGAAAAAATTAAAGAAGAACTTAAAAACCTAAATGAAAGTTTTAAAATACAAAAAGAAATAGTTGGAATGATAAAATCTGGTGTAGGTAGTGTTTCAAAATCTATTGCAGAGTCAATAGTGTTAGGTAAAGAATTAAACGAATCATTTAAAAAGTTGGCACAACAAATTTTAATAAATATTATTGCTAAAACTATTGAAAGACTTGCTTTACTTGGAATAGAGAAATTATTACTAGGAGATATTGTTAAAAAAGAAGCAGAAAAAGATAATCTAATTAGAAAACAAAACACTAATCTAAAAAGACAAATTATGCTTAATATGTTGTCAGGGGGTTCTGGTGGTGGTATGCCATTTATGGCTAAAGGTGGTGCAGTATCAAAAGGACAACCAGTTGTAGTTGGAGAAAGAGGTGCAGAATTATTTATACCAAATCAAACAGGACAAATAACACAATCTGCAAGAGGAACTTCTGGTGGACAAACAACAGTTAATTTTAATATTAATACTTTAGATGCTTCTGGTTTTGATGATTTATTAGTAAGATCAAGAGGAACTATAACTCAATTAATTAACAACGCAGTTAATGAAAGAGGGAAAGAGAGTCTTATTTAATGTCTGGTGCTTTTCCAATATCATCTGCAAAGTTTGAAACAATGGGTATTAAATCTATCCAAAACACAATTATATCTAAATCTGTGTCTGGTAAGAAACTTGCAAGACAAATAGATAATCAAAGATTTGGATTTACAGTTAGAATAGTTACAGGAACTAGATCAGATGTTTATGGAGATTTAATGGCTTTTATAATTAAACAAAGATCAGGTAAAGAAAACTTTACAATAATCCCACCAGAAATAGAAGATGCAAGAGGTAATGAATCAGGAACTGTTTTAGTAAATGGAGTTCACGCAGTAGGAGATACAACGATTGCAGTAGATGGACACCAAAACAATAATCCAAATGCTTTTAAAGCTGGAGATTTTATTAAGTTTGCTTCACATAGTAAAGTTTATATGATTGTTGCAAATGTTCAGGCAACAAGTAATGCTTCCACACTAACTATTGAACCACCTTTACTTACAGCACTTACAGATGATTCAGTAGTTACTTATGATAATGTTCCTTTTACAGTACACCTTACAAATGATGTTCAAGAATTTGGTGCAGTAGGTACAGCTAAAGATGGTGCGTTTTTATACCAATTTGAGTTTGATGTAGAAGAATCTTTATAGTGAAAAAATATAAAATAACCCACAAGATAACTGCTGATTTTATTGCCGAAGCTATTGTTAATGAAGATGAAATTGATAGTAATATTAATGATCTAAAAGAGTATAAGAAACCTAATAGCAAATTTGAATATACTATGTTAAAAGGTTCAGAAAGTGTAACACAAACAACTTACGAAGAATATGAGCAGAAGTCTAACAACAGCGATAAAGAACGCATTAGCAACAAATGAAATTAGACCATTTCATTTACTTACTATTGGATTTTCAACACCAGTAAATTTTACTGATTGTTCTTTTCCATTAACTTCTTCAATCTCTGGTAGTTCTGTAACTTATACTTCATCAGATTTTATTATAGGGGTGTCTGATTTTACTGAAGAAATAGATGTAACTAAATCAAGTTTAACAATATCATTATCAGGTGCAGATCAAACATTTATTTCTACTGTACTTAATGAAAATGTTACTAATGATGAAGTAACTATTTTTAGAGGATTATTAGATTCTTCTAATGCTATAATAGCTGACCCATTTCTTTTATATAAAGGAAATATAGAAAATTTTGCAATAAACGAAAATACAAAATCAAGTGTAGTTAATTTATCAGTTGTTTCACATTGGGCTGACTTTGAAAAAAAAAATGGTCGTAAAACAAACAATACAGCACAACAAAGATTTTTTAGTACAGATGTAGGAATGGATTTTGCATCACAAACTGTTTTAGATATTAAGTGGGGTAGAGAATAATGTTTAAATGGTTTGAAAAAATATTAATTAAAATAGCAAAAAAAATACTTAACAAACACGCACCTAAAGGAGAGTTTCTTGCTTATATAAACAAGAGAGAAGAAAAACTTTTAAAACAATATGGTGGTGCTGGATTACCTATAAAAAAAACAAAAATTAAATCTTTTTTTAGCATAAGTGATTTTGTAAGTTCAGCTTTAAGTTTTTTTAGTAATGTTAATCCTATTGTAAAATTAATTGCAACAATAGCAATAGCATGGTTGTTTAGACCAAAAGTTCCTGATCTACCTGACTTTGGTGTTAATGAAGCTGATGATTTTGAAACAGGAGTTCTATAAAACAAACAAAGTAATGATGCAAATAATCATGTAATATAAGGCGAAAGATTAGTTGGGGGTACAAGAGTTTTTGTAGAAACTTCAGGATCAGATAATACTTATTTGTATATGGCATTAGTAATGTCAGAGGGAGAGATAAACTCAATAGAAGAAGTAAG